TTTTGAAATGGTCGACTTCAAGTTTCACATCAAGATGCCCATCTACATTGCCCGACAACACCTTCGTCATCGCACCGCCAGTGTGAATGAACTGTCTGCTCGGTACTCAGTGGTTCCCAAGGAATATTATGAACCCGACACGTATCGGGGACAGTCCCAAGTGAATCATCAGGGTTCAGAGGGTGTAGTGGAACTCAAGGGTGACCTCGACAACAAAGTGGCTCAGCAGCTGAGTCAATCTTTCGATGTCTATGAGGAACTCTTGGAGAATGGTGCCTGTCGTGAACAGGCTCGTGGTACCCTCCCCCAATCGACATACACTGAATTTTATTGGAAGATTAACCTACACAACCTTCTCCACTACCTCCACCTCCGCATGGATGCCCATGCCCAACAGGAAATTCGAGACTACGCGACAGCCATCTTCGACTTGGTGAAGCCCCTCGTCCCCATCACGATGGAGGCGTTCATGGACTTCAGGGTGAATGCGATGCAGTTGACTGGTCCAGAGATTGAGGCTATCGCCACAGGGAAGGAGATCGAATCTCCCGGTGAGCGCCGCGAGTTTCAGGAGAAGTTGAAACGCTTAAAATTAAATGTCGACACAAAGTAAATGCTTGTCATTACAAACACGATGACTGTATTCGCTGCCGAGAAGAGGAACAAGGGGTTCAAGAGGCTGAGTAAGAAGATCCAGAAGGAGCGTGACACTGATGTGGAAAAGATCAAAGAGAAGTTCTCTGATATTTTCCGTGATGAGCAGAGCCGTTTGAAGGGATACTTCGAGGAGCATAACAAGTTGGTCAAGAAGGATGACAAACCCAAGAAGAGTGGTAAAAAGTCTATCGACTTTTACGAAAAGTAAACCATATGGTGCAAAAAACAAAAAACATCGCGAGGGGTGGATTGTCCCCAAACTTCTCAGCCAATAGAGCGCACACCACGCTGTATTGGACGAGCCTAATTTCCTGTTGTGTTTTGACCATCGATCGCTTCATAGACCCCCTCGACTTCTGAAGACCCGACACAGCTGTATTTATCTTACTGATTGTTCCAGGTATTTCTGTCGTCTTCATAAATATGTCTCCAACATCTACAGATTCTATGATCTGTTGTTGGATGAGTGGTTCCAGGTATGTGAAGTAGTTGAAGTCAGGATCCAGTTTGAGACAAATACCTTCAATCGTGGAGAAGGCTTTGGCAAGGTACACGAAACTACTGGGTACGACGAATGGTTTCTCAACGGCAAGTTGTGCAGCGAGATCATCATTCACGATTCCAGAACCATCGAGGGTTTCCAGATATCCTAGTATAGTCTCGAAGAACAATTCGATGTCCGAAACATCAGAAGAAGTTGGGACAATAACACCCAACTTGACAAGGGTATCAACTATACCAGCAGTGTCTCTCATGATTATGAAACCAAACAATTTTGTGAACCCATCTCGGAGTTCTTCTGATAGTGGTACAAGTAGACCGAAGTCATAAAATACAAGTTTCCCCTTTGACGAGAATCCAAGATTCCCCGGGTGTGGGTCAGCGTGGAAAAGACCATTGTCCATAGTTTGAATAACATATGAGTTTATCAGAGCTTCACAAATCTTCTTCTTGTTCACTCTCTTATCTGTAATCTCAGTCAACTTTGTCGATGGGACATACTCCATGACAATCATCTCATCATTCGAATACTTTTTATAGACCCTAGGAACCTTTACCCAATCAACTTCTTTCATACTTTTCCGAAACTTTATGGCGTTATCAATCTCCTGTTTGTAGTCAGCCTCTCCTAAGAGATACTCTATAGACTCGTCAAGAACTCTCCCTGAACTATTCCCAGTGTCGATACCCACACGTTCAAGTACCTGTACGATACCTCGTATGTTGTCTGTATCTTCTTTCATGATATCCAGGATTCCTGGACGTTTTATTTTTACAACAACTTTTTGACCGTTTTGGAGTACGGCCATATGGACTTGACCGATACTCGCGGATTTAAATGGTACAGGGTCAAATTCCTTGAAAATATCGTAATCTACAATGGTATCGAATTCCACGGGAGGGACTTCATCTTGTAATGATTCCAACTCTTTTGTAAATTCTGGTGGATAGAGATCCGCTCTCGTCGAAGCGATTTGACCTAATTTTACAAAGGTTGGCCCAAGTTCGAGGAGTTCACCCTTTGTCCAACGACCAAGTTCTGATTTATTTTGTACAGTGGCGTTCTTCCATAGAAACTTACCAGCAAACTTCCAGGTTTTCAACTTCCTATTTGAAACATTGACTGGTACATGTTGAGCAACACATAACATTCTACTTTCTACAAATGTTTTTTATTTTCTTAATTTATTATAAATGAAACAAGTTGCTAATCTATTTTCACCTGTGACTAGACCAGCAGAGTTGTTCGTAAACACCCAACCTGTATTCTTTTCGCTTATCATCTTGTATCAGGGTCTGTTCGCTGGTAATGCCATCGAAATACCAAAGAGACTCAAGGTGTTGTTCAGTAATAAAGTGTTCAGATTCATATCACTTATGCTTATCGCATTCAGTGCGACCAAGGATATCGAGTACGCACTCCTGTCGACTGTGATTTTCGTAGCCGTGATGTACGGGTTGAAAACTCCCGCGGAGCGCAAAAAGACTGGTCTGATTTAATTTGTGATATAAAAGTAGAATGAAGATTCATATAGTTGGAGCAGGTCCAACAGGTATGTCCCTCGCATGGGAAATCTGTCGAACGGGTGAACACGATGTCACAATCTACGATCGAAAGGTTTCAGCAGGTGGTTCTTGGTGGGAACCTGATATGGAGACTCGTGACCTCCACGCACACAGGATCGTTTTCGACAGAGCATTCATCAATACACAATCACTTTTCAAAGAGATGGGTATTTCTTGGGACGAAATGTTTCGACCAAAGGATAATGGTGAACACGTGAACTATGTACTCCGTTCTCTGAAACCAGGGGATTATGGTACACTCATCTCACTTTTTTCGAGAGTACTCACACAACCAAAAAAGTACAGGACCATTTCTCTGAAAAATGCTGTTGGAACTTTAACGGAAAGTGGCCAAGCTTGTATCGAACATCTTCCACTTATCATGGATGGTGTCACTTGGGATATCATGACAGCTTATGAATTTGTACAAAACTTGAATCATGTCGCACTCTCGCAACCCTGTACACAGAGGGTTTCTGGTAAAGTCATGTGTGATGCGATGGAAGAAGCGCTCCTCAATGTTGGTGTGAATTTTGTATTTGGAACGGAGTTGAATGAGGTGGATTATGGTGAAGACTCATTTCGTGCAGGTTTTTCAAATGGAACTGTTATTGATGACGGTATGCTTTTCCTATGTCTAGACAATAGTCCAGCTTTCAAGTTGATGGGAGACAACTGGGGTAAAGATGCTGTTAATACTGTTCGGGATAGTACCTATGGGGCAATCAATGTTCTTTTGGATTATGACAAGGTTCCAGACATTAAATCGGATCTTGAAGTCGCTGCAACCACCAGGTGGAATCTTCAACCCAAACTTTTGTATGGAACAAAAACGATTTCGTGTGTCATCTGCCATCTTACTGATGAAATACTTTCTACGGATCCAGAAACACTGAAGGTTGAAGTTGTGAAACAGTTAGGTGTTCCCGATCCCAGTGAAGTACGCATAGGTTGGGGTGCCGAGTGGAATGGAGAGAAGTGGGAGTTCTCTCAGTCTTCGGGTGTTCTCAGCCTTAATGGACAACTCCCCTTTTTCGGGAAGTGCCCCAAGGTGGCTATGTGTGGTATGATGTCTCCTCGACACACACCTTACTCGAGTATAGAGGCGGGTATTGAGGTTTCTAGGACTCTCAGTCATGAATATTTTGGGACCAGAGAACCTCTACGACCCATCCTTCTTTCACAAGTGACAGTGTTTACCATCGTATTACTTATAGTTATAGTCTTAGTGTATCGTAATAGAAATCAATGAAGTTCAGAGCTGTCATTCATGAACCTATGTACGATTTCAACAACAAAAAATATATCCGTGTCAACATCCCGGAACATTGTGTAGACGTCATCAGTAAAATACATGATTCCAAAAGGTCTACCCTTCTCCATGATAATGTAGATGACCCCCTAGACGGCAAAGTGCTCAAGTTGAAAGTTCCATTCCGTTACAGGAGGGTGATGTGTGACGTCCAAGGACGTCCCGTGCAAACTCTTGTAAAAGGGGATGATGTGGAAATTGTGGCAGCCTTCAAAGGGGCTTGGAATATAGAAAATCACTCAGGCTTCTCTTGGATGCTCTCCGGCTGTTCCGCACTCTCCTGAGTCTGGTTGGGATCATTGGGGAGATCAATGGTCTTGAGACCACCCTTCTGGAAACCACGGAAGGTCTGGAGCATACCCTGGAGACGGAAAATCTCCTGGGTCATCTGCTCAATGTTCATCTCAAGTTTCTTAATGTTCTCTTCAACGTCGACGATAGGCATCTTATACCCATTTAAAGTTTTTCATCTTTAAATAGATATGCTTACACGAACTGGATACCTTGTAAATGAGGGACCGATCCAGGAAATTAAAAAGGAACTTACGGTAAGACCTATCGTCAATGGGGACTTTGGATTTCCTCCACCGCCTTTCAAAGTTTTCCGACCAACTAAGAATGGAGTCTGCGTTCCCCGATTCTACGGAACTACTAAACTTGGAGAACCTAAGGAAGATCGAAGACCTGAACCAACTCGAATCAAGGCAAAGTTTGCTGGACAACTCCGAGACGCTACACATCAGAATGAAGCAATGGCAGCTGCAATTAAAGCAGGTCATGGTGTCCTTTCTTTACCATGCGGCTTCGGGAAGACGACGGTATCCTTGGCAATAGCTTGTAAGTTGGGATACCGTACGATGATTGTCGTACACAAGCAGTTTCTAGCTGATCAGTGGCGTGAACGCATTCAACAATTCTGTCCAGGTGCTACGATTGGAGTTGTTCAGCAGAATAAGAAGGAGGTTGACTGTGACTTTGTCATCGCGATGCTTCAATCCCTTTCCCTCAAAGAGTACTCGTTCACCGACTTTGACACTGTGGGTACACTCATCGTAGATGAAGCCCATCACATTTGTGCAAAGGTGTTTAGTCAGAGTCTTTTTAAAGTGTGTCCCCGACACATCTTTGGACTTTCGGCAACACCTGAAAGGAAGGATGGACTCACCAAGGTGCTCCACTGGTTCATGGGTCCCACATTCTTCGCGGTCGAGAGGAAAAATCAAGAACAAGTGGAGGTGTTTCCAGTGACTTTCGATTCAGCAAACTATAGAAATCCACCACCCTCCATGCGAAACGGGAAGATTTCTATGCCCAATATGATCACACAACTTGTCGAGGATCGTCAGAGAAATAAGATGTTAGTGGAATTGGTGAAAAAGGCTTCAGCTGGTACGAGACAACTCCTTGTCCTCAGTGACCGTCGTCAACATTGTGAACTTTTACACCAATGTTTTCCCAAGACATCCGGTCTCTACATGGGTGGTATGAAAGAGGCGGCACTTCAGGAATCTTCAAAGAAGAAAATCATCTTTGCGACTTTCAGTCAAGCCCATGAAGGTCTAGATATTCCAACCCTTGACACAGTTATCCTCGCAAGTCCAAAATCGGACATCACTCAAAGTATTGGAAGAATCATGAGAGAAACGAAAGGGAAGAAGAACGAACCACATATATATGATGTGCATGATCCTTGGTCAGTGTTTACAGCGATGTACTACAAGAGAATGAAAGTGTACCGCCAAGGTGGTTTCAAAATTCACGGAAAGTTTGTAGAAGAAAAGAAGAATGACTTCCCTCAGGGAAAATGCCTATTTTTAAATCTGAACAATTATTAAATGTCTGGTGCATTGATACAACTTGTTTCCAAGGGTGTTCAAGATGTTTATCTCACGAGTAATGAAGGACATTCATTTTTTCGAACAAAGTTCATGAGGCATACAAACTTTTCACAAACACCTAAACTCATCAAAACAATGAATGAAAATGATGTATCTATAACAATACCAGTTCTTGGAGATGTGATTAATGCTGTGTGGTTTCAAGGTTCCGACAAACTGATGGATATGTTTTTTAAATCCACTATTGATTTATATGTCGGCGGACAAAAAATAGATTCTCAACATTTCGATTATTACGCTGACATATGGCCAAACTATCTTGCGGACACATACAGTAAATCTAGAGAACTAAACAATAAAACAAATTCTAACAATTCTGGATTCTTACCTCTTCAGTTCTTCTTCTGTAATCACAAAGCATTCTTACCCCTCGTAGCACTTCAAAGTCATCAGGTGGAGATAAAAATCACATTAGATCAAACGAGTCTCAATGGTTTGACGGAGACCCAGAAAAAATACGAAGTGTATGGAAACTATATTTTCCTTGATAAAGAAGAACGAGAGAGTATTTCGAGACGTTCAGCAGATTTTGTAATCACACAAGTTCAGCGTATCGAACATCAATTAAACCAGGATGATGGATACAATACAATTGATTTAAGTTCATTTAATCATCCAGTGAAATCCATATTTTTTGGTTTTGATTCAACTACGAGTACATACACCGATGATTATTTTACATTTTCTGGGGCTGATCTTCATGTAAATGGTACACCTTTATTAGAAAATATGAATCCTGTCTACTTTCACACGATCCAAAATTACTATAAATCAGAATACGGTGTATCGGACTATGATATCACGAGAAATATGCTATTCTATACACGCTATTTCGCATACCATTTCTGTATGAACGCATCTCAATACAACCCATCGGGTTCGTGCAACTTCAGTCGTCTTGATAATGCGAAACTGATAATTCGTGGGGTAGATGTCGCACCAAGTAGGTCGAGTGACTCATTATATGTCTACGCTGTCAATTACAACGTTTTA